CATCACATTTATATAGAATCAATCATAATTTTATAGAATCAACAACTCCCCTACCCCATCGCTGTCTGGTTTGGCCTCGCTGGTCGGCGCTCTATATATTATATATATTACGATACGATATACGATTGATTATACGATTGATTATATACGATTAACGATTGACCTCTCCCACTTCCCTACTGCCTATACGATGACAAAAAGCAAGGGCAGGTTCGAGCTGTTGCGCTCTCCCCTGCCCTGCTCTATATTTACCACACACGCAAAAGGACATTTACTTTTCAGCCCGTCTCAGTCCGTCAGAACTAAAACGCAACCGATAACAGCGCCAGCAAGCGCCGCGCCGATAAAACAAAACATTTTTCTGCTCCCCTTCCTTGCTTAAAATCCATTATCCCATTTTGTGAATCCGTCCGTTGTTAATTCAGACTTACGCTGTTCGAGTTCCTCGCGCTCCTGCTCAAGCCCTTCTTTCTCGTCCAGCAGCTCGTATACGCGCTCTGTCCCCTGCTCCGCGTATTCGAGTTCTTCCTCAATCTCGTCCAGTCTCTCGCTGATTTCCTCGCTGCGCTCGTCCAGCGCGTCAAGCTCTCTTGCTGCCTGCTGATAATTCATTGTTATTCTCCTTTACTCTGATTTAAATTTTAATTTACATATATCGCCCTCGCCGCCTGCGCCTTGCTCTCCGTGCTGCTGGTGGGTCTGCCCATCTGTCGAAAAGAATCAGCAGGGTGAAAAACAGAACCATGTTGCTCACCACTTAGTTAATATTCAGTCTCTTGTATGTTGAGACAACCACAAAACCAGCCCAAACACTTGGCAGCTCCTGCCGCAGCCGCTCCGCGTTAATTCTCTGCTGCTTTACTGCGCTCTCACTGATTTTGTACTGCCCTGCCACAAGCGGGGCATCCCCTCCCCTCTCTTTGAGTTCGTCAACCAAAAGCGCTTTAATGCGCTCGTTTGCTTTCTCAAGCGCTTCGATCTGGCGCTTGTTTTTCTTGTACTCCGTCGCTGCTCGGATGATTTCCTGCTCAGTCATTGTTTGCGCTCCCCTTTAACTCTGATTTAATCAGCTCTAACAGCTTTTCACCGCTGGTGATTTCTTTATTACGTGCAAGTTTGCTCATGTAAAGCACAACCGCGTTTTCGTGCGTCTTTTTCATGTACTTGTTAAACTTCGCGGCAATCTTTTCGTTTGCCATTGCTACCACTCCGTAGCCGCTCGGGCTGTAGTCCCCTGCTCTGCTGCCGTTCAGTAGCTCGCAGGGGCAAGTCTCAATATATTTGAAACACAAGCGGCGGAACATTCCGACGTGTACAAGCGCAAACGACAACCGTCCCGCGTCAAGCGTCTCACTTGCTTTTTTCAGCGTGATTTCCGGGCAGATAATAAGTTCTTCCGCCGCGCTCCTGTTCTGGCTGATGCTGTCCGCGAAACCTGTAATAATCTCGACCCGAGTCCCCTGTTCTTCTATTGCCTTGATTGCTTGATAGATATAGCCGCCAACTTTCTGATACCTGTCTTTGTCCAACGTACCGGAGACGCACATGTCAACAAAGACAGTCACTACCTTTTGCTTTTGTGGCGTGCGGTAAACCTGCCGCATAGCGTCGGGAAAACCCTGCAAGGCTCTAGGAACGTTGGGGCACGCTCCGACGTAGTAGTTGCGCACAAGTGCCCTAGGCGCTGGGCTTGCAAAGTCTCCCCCCTTCCCCGCCTTGATTTTTTCAAGACCCGCGTCCCAACCGTTGCGGAAAAGCTCCGCAGCTTCAGAAAAGTTTTTTGTACCCGCAAAGCCCTCCGAGTTGCTTTCGCTTTTGTGGCAGTCCGCAAAAACTTTGTTATTATGCGCGGTGGTAATAAACTTGAAAAAGCTGTCCATGGTCTCAAACTTTTGCGTGTAAATCATAGTTAGAAAATCTCCTTCCATGCTGCCGTGTACTTGTCCGAACCGTTCAACCGCTCCGCAATCATGTGAGCCGTGTCCTTGCTCAAGCCCTTGGCAATGCACTGAAGTACACAATCTTCAGTAGACAGTCCGACACTTTCCATAGCCGTGACATTCTGGGCGGCGCGGTAGCTAAGAATTAAACTCGCGCCGACGCTCTGCGCTGCTTTCCGCAAACTGCGGATAAAGTTAATCAGGTCTTTGTTTCCGTTCGTTACGGCGTTGAAAATCTCGTCGCTATAATCAATCTTGACCACTGCAAAACGGTCAAGCGTCGCAGCGTCCAGCTGATAACGTCCGGTATACTGCGCGTCAGCTCCGTTGCCGTATGTATTGCCCGCGCAGATAAAGCGGCAGTTTTCGTTTAACTCGACTTTACCGCACGGAAAATCAAAATATCTGTTTGCAATCGCTGCGTTAAGTGCCACAAGCACCTCAGGGATTGATGCGTCCATTTCGTCCAGAAAGAACACACCGCCATTGCAGCAGAAGTCGTAAAACTGCGTTTTGCTGTAGTTTCCGTTGGCGTCAATAAATCCGGTAAATTTGTAAATGTCATTTACTGCGCCGGAAAAGTAGAAATCAAGCCCAAGGGCTTTTGCGGCATTTTTTGCAATGCTGCTTTTGCCCGTTCCGGCTGCGCCGCTCATGAATACAGGAACGTCAGCTGTCAAGTATTTGAGGATAGTCTCAAATTTCTCGTGCTGGATTCCTCCGGCGCTCTTTTTACTGCCGTCAGGCAACTTGACCACAATTTCCTTTTGCGGCAACTTGCCATATTTCTCAAAAATAAAAGCATCTAGGTCTGCACAGACTTTTCCAAAAATCTGTTCCTCTTTAATCTGCGCCAGCATTGCCAGCGCTGCACCTGCTGCTGTGAAGTCTGCCGCTTGCGCTGTGGGAATTGCTCCCGCGGGTTTCGGTTTGTGCGCGTCCTCGTTGCGCTCTTTACGCGCTGCGCCGTGCTCTTCGGCGTACTCCGCAATAGCCTCATTCAGATTCTTAATGCAGACTTGCAAGTCCTCTTTAACCCCACGCTCAATGACCTCGCCATTGCAAGTGTAGCGGTATTCGTTGGGGACTTTCTCGAAAAGTCTGCCGTCACGGCTGCACATAATGCGCTCTACATAAGCGCTCGCAGGCTTGCCCTCGCTGACTGCCGCCTTGATAACGCTGTTATCAACGCTATAGGTGTTTCTCTTATTTCTGTAAAGAATGCTTTCCATGGTGTTCTCCTTTTGGTGTGTGGTTTGTGGTGTTGTGTGTCGTTCCGCTTGGAACACCATAAGTATATCGCCGTTTGGCAATTTTGTCAACAACTTTTTTATGGACATTTGTCTCACGAATATGCACTATTCTCTCCCCTACCGTAGGGCGGCATATTGTTAGATGTAGTATATATTATATATTATATATACTTTGTTTTACATTGATTGACTGCATTTTTGATTGATTCAATTCTTTTTTGACAACAAAATCAGCTGGGCGGCAGCGCGGCAGGGCAGGGGAACGCCACCGGACAGCAAAAAGCCCCGCCAGCCGGTTTCCCAGCCAGTGGGGCTATATAGCGATTAGCGATTTGACTTTTAGCGATTTAGCGATTAGTCATCCAGCGATTTAAGCACGTCCATCAGGACGGCGCTGATTACATCTGCGATTTCGTCTTTGTCAAAATCGCCTTCGTCGTTTTTCTGCGACTTCTGCAATTCGCTTTTCTGCGATTCATCGCTGTTTTTAGCGTTATCGGACGCAATGTCTGCTTTCCTAGCGCTTGCGGTTGTGGCTGCGGCCTTTGCCTTTTCAACGCTTGCGATTGCCTTCTTGAGCCGCTCCTGTTTGCCGCTTGCCTTGACAATGCCATCAAGCGCCCTGCTTGCGTCCTTGTCGTTGTCAATTGCGATGCACATATACGCCAGCCGCTTGAGCGTGATGCCGAGCTTGCGGGCGATGACGAAAATCATCATCATTGCTTCATCTTGAGTACAATGCGCTGCGATTAAAGCGTTGCCTGTTTCATCATCGCGAATAAATGCGATGCACTCGTGGTTTTCGCAATCGCGTTTGCTGTCGAGGTACTCGGAAAAACTGCTTTCAAATTCTTTGAAGTTCATGATACATTCTCCTTTATGTATTCATCACAGCGATTAGGCTTTCAAGCGATTTGCTTGTTTCCTGCTGTGTCTTTACTATATCACATTACATTCTGTTTGTCAAGTAATTTCTTGAAAATTTCCATCAATAGTTTTGCTGTTTTTATCCGGCTCATAGTCTGCGAGGATTTTGTCAAGCTCGGCATTGCTTGCAGTAGCGACAGGATTGTTTGTTGTGGAAATTTGGATTTCCTGTTTAGGCGACCAGCCACCGCCATTGTTCATCATGCCAACGTACAGCAGCGGCGGCATCTTCCCGCTCAATCCTAACTGTGATTTAATAGCCATGAAGTCATCTTTTGCCTTTTGAACCAGTTCGGATGCAGAAGCAAAGATTTCCTCTCCGTTCCCGTCAATGACTGATTCCTTGCGCATCTTCGTAGACTGGATGTAATCCATCTGTCTGCGAGTTATGCCAACAAAACTGCACCAGCCAAGGTAATCAGGAATCAGGTAGACATCGCTGTCGTAAATATAATTTAGATAGCTAATCTCCCAGTCGAGAACCTTTTGAGCCGTTACCTTATCCGGGCTTTTCAGTGTGATTGACAGCCCTTGCAACAGCGCTCTGATGTTTCCCTTGTCCTCACAGGGCGGCGGTGGCGGTTCACCTTGTTTGAATCGCTCGCTCGGCACGAAAGGCTCACTCGCTAACACCAAGTTATTGTTTTCATCCCTGTATGTCCGCACAGGAGTTTTGTTTTTACTGCCCTTAGGTCTGCCCATTCTTCATCACCTTCTTTTCGTAGTGCGCTCTTGCGCTCTCTCTAACCTGCGAAACCCTCTGCCGAGACACGCCACACATTTTTGCGATTTCAGAGTAGTTCTTACTCGGATTCTCTGCGATTGCCTTTAGAATTGTTGCCTGACCTGCCACACAATTTGCATGATTCGTGCGACTTTCGTTTACACACGCAAACTTAGCGATTTCGCAGTCACACGGAATCATGTTTGCAGTCAAAAATTCTTTGATTGATTTCGGCCAGATGACTTTGCGGCCACACTCTTTGCAGACAAGCGTGTAATTGTCTAGTTCGACTTCGCCTTGCTTCCTACAACGATTGAAGTGAATTTCAGCATCCTTGCAAGTCCAGCATGTACCGCACAAAGCCATATTTGCTTCCTGCATTAACTTTGACTTAGCTGAAATCTTTTTGTATCTTAACGGAATAACGGAGCCGGTTTTTGCTTTTCTGTTTTCGCAAGTTCGGCACAGCCATCCATAATTTTTGTCACGATACCATGCAGGTTGAATGATTTTTCCCCGCGATATAATGTGACTGTACGTAGTGCCGCAGTAACCGCACTTTCGTTCCTCATTGCTCTGAATATTCATGTTTGTACCACTCAACCCAATCCGAAAATCTCATTGTAACAAGCCATTCAGCCCCGTTCTTGCGATGAATCACAACCGGGGTTCCGTCTTTCTGCAATTCACTGTCCCTGATTGACTGCTGCATTGCGTTCTCTAAGTTCAACTTCTCCACGCGCTTGACTTCAACGTGTATGCCCGGAGTTCCGGCAACATCCGCTTCGCCATCTTTGCTGTTGCCCCTGCACTGTGCGCTTCTGTGAGCGTCTGGAAAGCCGTTGTCGATAAACAGGTGAGCAACTTCCCGCTCTCCAACTTTACCCTTTGTACGGCTTGTGCGCCCTATTTGCGAGCGCGTCTTATTCTTGTTCCTGTTCTGCATCAAGTTTCCTCTGTCTTTGCTTTCTTCGATAACTGCGAGTAAGCGAATCTTTCAGAAATTTCTTCTCTTTGCGATTCGTCTTTATCGCATACCATTTGCTTTCCTCAAGCAACCACTTAAAATCCCACGCTTTTCCGTCTTTACGGCTTGGCGTTCTATACTCTGCTTTTTTCATGCGTAAATCACCTATAAAAATCATCGAGCAACCACAGAACCCATGCGAAAACAAGACACCAGATGCTTAACCCTGACTTAAACCACATCCACGTCACAAATAAAATAAGCGTTGCACTTAACATAATTCACAACCTTTCAGAACGGCAACTGCTCATTAGAACAATCTTGGAAACCATCTTCGTCTACTCCGAGTTCTCTGATTGTCTGCTTTTCGGAATCAAACACGCAGTCGATTGTACCAACGCGACCTTCTTTGTTCTTGCCGAGAATCATCTTGTAGCCATCTTCATAGGCGTTGTGCAAGAGGAGAATCATATCGCTTGCTTCTTCGATGCCGCCCGATTCTTTCAAGTCTGCCACTGTCGGCGCTTGCGCTGCTGCTTGACGGTTAATCTGTGCAAGAACAATTGTGACAATTTTCTCGTTCTGTGCCATAACGTGCAGTTCGTTGATTGCGTTTGTCGTCATTTCATAGCGACCATTGCCATGCGATTTGACGATTGTGAGGTAGTCAACGAAGATGACTTCTGCGCCGCGCTTTACCGCTTCATTGCGAACCCATCTTACAGTGTGACCGGCAGATTCTACAATCTCTAAGTCCAAATTAGCAAACTCCGCCTTTGCTTCCCGCCACCGCTTTTTATCTTCATCTGTCAGGCATCTGCGTTTGATGTTGGAGAGAGGAATCCCGCAGTAAGCCGCAATCATTCTGTCGATAATCTTCTCTTTACGTGTCTCAAAACTAAAGAATACGCACTTGTGCTTTCTTGCCATGTACATCATGAAGTTGATGCTAACGGCAGTTTTACCGGCTGACGGTCTGCCACCAATGACGACCAAATCGCCAGCTTCCACAAAAGAGGAATCATCAAGCGTTGGAATGCCAAACTTGAAGTATTCCGGCGAGCGTTTCTGTTCCTGCTCGAAAATATCAACTGCACTCTTTGCGTTTGTGCTTTCCGCTTCCTTAACTCCATTGAACGGTTTAATAATGTTCTCCGCGAGAGCCTGTAACTCGTCAACAGTGGGGTTTCCGAAAGCTGTGGCATTCAACAGGTCGTTTGCCTTTGCGATTGCTTCTCGCGTCACATAAGCGTCTTTCACGCCCTGCATATATAACTTCCAGTTAGAAATAGACGGAAGCGTTTCCGCATAGCCCATCGCCAGTTTCTTGCAGTTTACGTTCATCTTGGAAGCAATGCTTGCAATGTCATAAGCGCCGTTTTTATCCAAATAGGCATTCTTGCAGATTCTAAAAATCTCTCTGCAACCTTCATCGGAGAACATAACTTCGCTTAACTCGGAGAAAGCGTCATCGCAGCAGATTGATGGCTGAACCAGCAGACAACCAATCATCGCTGTTTCGGAATCAAGTGGTGTCATTTTGTCTCCTTTTCATCAACGAACCAAATTGTCGTGTATAGGCAAGAACCAGCCACATATTGGGTTACTTGCAGAATATTTGCCGTTGGGAATGCGTTCATAAAGTTCTCAAGTTTATGCGGCTTTCCAACTCCATCTCTATTAACCATAGTCCAAAAATGCAAATCACCGCATTTGACAGGAACACCGTTGAACTTCATTTTTCATCGCTCCTTTTCAGAGGTTGCATTGCAAGCGCGTCACGGCCACGTAGAGGTGTCAATTTCGCGTACAAATCGCTTACCTTAATACAGTGCTGACAAGTCTTAGAGCACTCTATAAGCGCCGCTTTGACGCTCTCAAAGTCATATGCTCCAAGCGCTTTATGATACAACATCGCAAGACTTTCAAAGTCGTTTTCCGAGAAACGGCAGAAGTCTAGAGGGTAAAGCAAGCGATTGGCAGTTACAAGCTGTTCTGCTTCACTTCTTGTCATCTTTTACCCACCTTGCCTTGTTATTTTCTTCGAGCCACTCCTTTTTGTAGCCATTAGAATCGAGCCACAACTCAAAGTTAGCTTGATTGTATATAAAGAACCTGTACTCGTCCCAGTTATCTTTAAACTTGATTAAAAGCTCTTGAAGCGTATTTGCAAGCATTGCAAGAATAATGCAAGCGATAACGCACACGGAAAGCGCTCCGACAACGGTGAACAGTGTCATTGCAAAGCCGATATACCCATGATAAATAGTTGCAAACATAGTTACCACTCCAATCTTGCCACATTATCTTTGTAAACGATGGGCGCTTTCTTTTGCGTCTCAACTCCGAGATAATCTTTGTAGCGAGTATTGAAGAAAGTCGAACCCATAAGCGTGTACTTCGGGTCACGGATTGTCGCCTTGTAAGCGCTGATTGCTTCAATCATAGCACTCTCGCCAACTTTGAGCAACCGCTTCTTTGCTGTCAGGCTTACAGCGCTTCGCCCATCTTTTCGAGGATAAAGCGCCCACAGCCTATCAAACAGTTCGTTTGCGGCTTTCGTTTCCTCTGATTCCTTAACTTTTACTTCCGCGTTGCCATCTTTCAGTTCTGCGATAATTCCATCAATGTCTCCGCGAATTTTTTCAAGTTTCTTGATTGCTTCCTCGTTTGTCATATTAGCGCAACTCCTTTCGACTTTCGATATGTCTACTATACCACCATTTGTAACGTTTGTCAATAGTTTTGTAAAATAAAAATTCAGAGAAGATTTCTCCACTCTGCAAAAAATATATCGTAGCTACGCCAAATCAGAACGGCAGGTCGCCAACCTCGCCAGGAACAGCGTCAAGGTCAAGGCTGCGCTCACCCTGCGTAGGTTGCTTATAGTCGTACATAGCCGATTCATAGTCAGGCTTGCAACCTCTGCTGTTCGCGGCGGCAGTCCCCTCAATAACAAGCGCGTAATTATCATAGCGCTTGCCGTTATAGTCGTTCATGGCGTGCTCAATGCTGTTAATCGCAGTAATCTTGATTCGGCCAGCATTGACAATTTCATCAACATTGTTGAAGATTGTGACTTGATACCAGCCAAAGTCCTTATAAGTGCCGTCTGGCTGACGGACGGAATCGCTCAGACTTGCACGGACATACGGGTTGCCCTTCTTGCTCATATACTGCTTAACTCGGAACAGGCGGTAAGTGTTGCCAACTTTAATCATAGTTATATCTCCTTACTTAAATTTATCCACGGTATCCATCGTAGATTTCTAGCTTCCAATTTCCATCGTCATCAACCATGAGAATTGTCTGCCCGTTATAGACATCTTTGTTTGTTTTCTTTACCATCTCAACGAAATATTGAAAATCTTCGAGTTTGCCAATCGTGACGTAAAGCGTGCTTTCATCTCGAAATCGCCACTTTCCAGACTTGTAATCAAAAAACTCTCTCTTTTTGCCGTTTGTAACACGTTCAAGTTTGAAACGAGGGTCTTTGAGAAACGGATATTTCTCAATTATTTTGTCCCCATTGTTGTCAAACAATGAAGTGGTTGCTTCTACTTTAACGCGCATAAGACAACTCCTAACTTTTACTTAACGACTTCTCCCTCAACGACTGTCTCGGAAAAACTTTCAATCTTGTTGCAGATTTCATCGTAATCTCGATTCAGAATATCCTTTGCGGTCTTGTAACCAGCATCAGCGATAATCTTTGCGGCGACCTCGGAATCAACGCTGTTCTGTGTGCAGAGCGTGTACAGGCGCTTGACCTGCTTTGCGGAAATCTTATCGTCAGGTCTGGTCACAGACTGGGCGACCTTGGCAAAGTCGGTAGTGTCGAGAGTGGAATCTTCGAGGTCTGCCGTAAACAGCCCGCCAATGCCAGCGATAAGAATTGCGCCATCGACAAGTGCTCTCTTGCGAGCAATCTTGAGCCTTTGGTTAGCCACATCAAACTTGCTTGCCCTGCCGCAAGCAGACTCATTGCTGTTTGCACTTGCTACGGTGGTCGTAATCAGCCTGTCACCTTTCCAGAACTCACCACGGACGCGATAAAAGAAAAACGGTGCGCTACCATCTTCACCGAAATGTTCCACTGCATTTTCAATGAAAAACTTTGTCGTGATGCCATATTCGAGAAGAATCTTTTCTGCACCTGCTTTAAGGAGCGAAGGTTTGTTTGCCTTCCCATATTTGCCGAACTCTGTGTTACGGCGCAGTAAAATTGACTTAGAGCCAATCGTAAGGCGATAGTTCTCATGGTCTGTTTTTGCGGAACAGGGCTGCAATTCAACCCCACTGGATTTTACAAGTTCTTCACTCATGTTTATTCTCCTTTTCTAATTCTAATCTAGTTTTATCTAACTGCATACTGAACTCCTTTCATTTGCTGCATCCTTCTGTGAATATCGTAGCAGTCTGAAAACAAGTTGTCGCCAATATACGTTGGACATTTATACAGTCTGTATTTTCCGTTACGCATAAGCTGCAACCCAAAGCGATTTAGTCCTTTTTCAAGGATTTTTATGTATTCTTCTGGCTTTTTATCCGTGCTCAATAACTGCTGATAGGCGGAAAGTTGTGCGGAAAGGCTCGGCATATCAATCTTATAAGATGTTTTAATGTCCAAAATGGCATATTCGCCATCAATCAGGCCAAATCTGTCGAGAGTGCCAGCGAATCCAAATACTCTGTCTCCCATAGAGTGCTCAATTAACTCCCACTTAGGATGATAGTCGCTGCAGAACTGCGCATAGGCTTCCAGATACGGCGCGTATTCAGCCGGAAAATCGTCTGGAATCTCTCCGGAGTAATCATACATTACTGTTGCTTCATGCACCGCAGAGCCGCGCTCTCGCGCCATCAGAGCCATATTAGGGTCAGCATTGTTCGCCTTGTCAACTGCAAGATAACGGATGATGTGCGTAACGCTCGGTAGCTCTATGCCATCTAGCGTGTAAGTGTGAGTTGCTTCATCAAACTGAACTTTGTTTGTATTTCTACTCATCCGAAATCACCTTTTGCATATTGTCAAAGCGTTCCTTTGTGCTAATATCCTTCGCAATTACAAGTGCAAGAATCTCATCCATGCAGGACTCCGCAGAAACCGTGTCATTATGGTAAGCGTCAGCAATCTCGCATACAAGCGCAAATGCGTCAAAATCTGCCATAGGCGAATTTCTTTTCCACATATCGGAAAGCATCGAAATCGTGTTTCTTGTTGATTCACGCATTTTGTTTAGCCTTTCTTTTCTCTAATTCAGAGTTGATTCTCTCTCTAAACTTTAGCCAGCCCGGTTTGTCAATTCGTTCATCGCAAAGCCGGTTGATTCGTTCCGCAAAGTTGATGTCATCAACCATAACTTGTAGGTCATTGTCATTGAGATACTTGAAGTTCCTGCAAACGAAGTCTTGTACAAGGCTTGGCAGCATATATGTCTGTCTGCCGAAGCAGTAACGAACAGCACACACGCAAATCGTTCCAAAATCCTCATCAATCCGCTTTGGTTTCGGCTTGCTTGCGCCAGGAATCGGGCATCCTATTGTTGTGCTCATTCTGATACCTCCTCTACAAATGCCATTCTCTGGCGCAGATTAAGCGATTTTGGATTGAGAATACAAGCCGGTGCTACGGCATTACCGTAGTACGCACATAAGTCGTTCAACTGCCCCGTGGTGTACACGACGCGAACGTTGTTAGCGTTGCCCGCGTCGGAATCCTTGTCACCGCAACACCAAGGCGTGATAGTCCACACAAAACTGTCGTAGTGCGGGATGTAGTCACGGTACTTTCGGTACTCATCACAAGATAGAATAAAAACATTGTCATGAACAGTGCCATAAGCTCTGTCGCCGTTGTCGGCAACAAGGTCAACGGTATGTGACAGCAGACTTTCTTTATCGAAAAAACTGTTCGCCATATCAGATAGAATCCCCCGCACATTACTGGTGCGGTAGTTATTCCAGTTGCCCTTTTCATCTGCGAATTTATCACTTGGGCAGAACTTTACATCTTTTGCCCACGGCTTTGCCATAATGGCCAACACGCCACCGTCAGGGTGATTCGGGTCAAGACAGACCCACTCGAAGCCTTTGAACATGAAGTGTTCGCCGGGTCGTAGGGTTGTTATGTCAGTCATTGTCTGTTACCTCCGTGAGCCAGTAAGTCCTTTTGCATTCGTCACACTCCCTATCGCCGCAGCATTTTTTCATTTCTTTTTCGATGCTGCATGGCGATATATCTATAACACCTTGACAAAAGTCGGCGTTAGGAAACATCCTCAGAAACTCGCTCTGGCGGGTCTTGGCTGGATGCTCTTTCGCCCATTGCTCTAATTTTGAAATCGTTTCTTCAATGTTTCTAATTGAAATATCATCGAACCCAACCATGCAACGCCCTTTTTCCTTAGCAGGGCATACATTGCAGTCTCGATTTTTACATAACCTGTTTACCGTCTTACAAAATTCAACTGCGTCCATAGTCATTCTCCTTTTGTTTGCTTTGTTGGTGGTTCTGGCAGCGGCATCCAGTGGGTGACGTGTGTCAAATTTTCCGGATAAGACATTTGAGAGTTCCAGTACCAGTTAACAATACCGTTTTTTCTTGGCGTAGTTTCTCTCCACGCGATTGAAATTGAAGTATTGCTAAAGGTATCATACACAAGAACTTCATCAAAGACATCCGGCAGTCTGTCTTTAACGCTTATCCATTCTTCATCATGACGCATGGATTCTGGTTTTATATCTGGTGCGTCCTCTATCAGACTACGAACATATTCAACACCAGCCTTGTATGCCTGATACTCGCTGCCGTCATAGGCGCTACCGTTTACGTCTATTGAACGTAATACGCTGTTTGCATCAATCAGTCGTTTCATTTCATCAATTCTCCTTTCGGTTTTTCTCGGGTTTTTTCGCTTCCGATACATTTATTATACGCTTCTTTCGGTTGAATGTCAATATCTTTCGCAGAAATATTTTTTTGAAAATAATGCTTGCAAGCGCAATCCTGCTGTGCTATAATAAAGAGGTAATCAGAAGTCTTGTTTAGAGGTGATGGGCTAAACAAGCCAAACAACTAAATAGGACTTCGGGCTTGCTCTGGTTGTAACCATCACTACAATCAAAGCAGGCTTTTCTTTTTATCTTTTCTTTTTATTAAGAGGTGCATGTGATGCAGGAATTTCTTGAAGATAGTCTTGTCATAATGACAAAAAGCACGATTGACGCATTCTTAAATACAGATTGCTACGCAGAACTAATCGGCTTGTATTCCTTTTATTATTACACAGCAAAGTGGCAAAAGACGAACCAGCCAAAATGTACAACAGATTATGTTGCAAAAGGCATCGGATGGAATGTGGCAAAAGTGCGCAAATATAAGCAAAAATTGATTGATTTGGGCTTGATTGAGGACGTAGTTACAAAAGACGACAAGGGCAAAGTAACTGGTCACTACATAAAGCTGAAATATGTCGTTTCATCGAAAAAAGTGAGTGAGCTTTCTGCACAGAATCCACCCCATCAAAAATCCACAGGGTGGGTTTCTCCACGGGTGGCAAAATCGGGAGACAAATGCTTAAAGAATAAATATAATAAATGCTTAAAGAAAAATAATAAAATGCTTAACGGCAAAAACGAAAAATCAAAGCTGGAATGGTAATCGGCTTTGCAGGAAAACGCTTTGCCTTATTAGCCTAACTTGCGCAAGCAAGGAAAAGGAAGCGAAGCGCAGTAATAAAAGTTCCGACCTGTTAAAAATTTATCAAAGTAGGTGAAACAAATTGAATTTCAAAAAAGCTATGGGTAAAAAAGACTACACCATCGAGGAACTTGCTCAAATGGCCTACAAGGGGGCTAGGAGCGATTTTAAGACGCTTTTACGTGGGTCTGAACAAAGTGCCTACCTAGCGCTTCGATACCTCTACAAGCTCTATGAGGTGGGCGGAATCTCAAAGGAAGAAGCTGGAAAAACCAAAGCACAGATAACTCGGCGTTATAATCAAGACCGGCTTCGTGAGGAACAGCTTGATTCCACAATCAAGGCTTTCGCTGATACCGTGAAGCGCACAGCAACGGCAAATGAAAATTACAGGCGTGAAAGAACGCTTGACAATGCTGATAAACTGTGCATGGCTATTGACGGCATCGCCGTACAGAATGGGAGCAACAATAATGCTGTGTGAAAAATGTGGCAGCTGGAATGTGTACGTCAAAGATAATGTGTTTGCACCGCCAGAGAACACAAATTATAGAAAGCGAATCTGCAAAGACTGCGGATATGAGTTCTTCACAGTAGAGTTTTCCGTTGAAAAAGGCGATGAAACCACAATCAAAGAATGGAACAAATGGCATCGCATAAGCGCAAAAAAAGCCGCAAAGCGTAAAAGCAATGCGGCTAAGTAGGAGTTACTTCTTGAATTTTTTGCTGTAACCGGGCTGAATCTCTGCAAGGTAAACCATGTCGTAATCGCAGTTTTCCAGTTCCATGTATAGGCTCTCTGCGAATGCAAGTTCTTTCGACACATCAAGTACAAGATTCTCTTTAACGAAGTCTGCAAAATCTATCGCGTTATCGTTTAAAAGTTCCTTATAGCTTGTGGAGTAGAGGTCTTTAGTCTTGCGTTCCCATTCCACCCACTTCGCCATTGCGTCCTTTACGGCTCTGCGCTTTGTGGTGGCATCTACATCTTGCCTGCGATAACTGCGCCAGTTCTGCGGAATGTAACTTTGAGTTGATACAGAGTATTCCGGGATGAACGAGTTTGCGTGTCTCATGTAGAACGAATCAGTTTTTACTAGACTGTCAGATTCCTCTTTGTAGTGGTGTTCGTGCATACGCTTGAAGCCTTTTAAATTCAAGAAATCGAAGTATTGGCGCATTTGGTCGTGGAACATAACTCCCTCGATCTGATGCGCTTTTATTCTTGAAAAGACATCGGAAACCGCCACGGAAATCACTCCTTAACAACTTCTACTGCAACATTCATTGTGTTGACTTGCTGGCTATTCACATAGATTTGCAGTTTGCTGGACAGCTGACCGCGATACACGCGGATGGGAGCAGTAATAGAGAAGTTCATCAGGTCGTTTGCTGCGGCGGCAGTGGCGCTCTGAACCGCGCCGGGGACAAGCTGGCCGTCTTGATACAAAGAAACCGTAACAGCGCCAGCGGCAGATGCAGTCAAAGTTGTGTTGACTGAAACGGTGTAGTAACCGCAAACGGATTCAGCATTGCAAGGGCAAGTGGAAGAACGAATAACAACAGAGTTGTTTGCCAGACGGATGCAGTTGCCATACTGACGGATTGTGTTTGTGATAGGGAGTGTTTCGCCAGCGCCAACTTCTGTCGTGCCGGTGTAAGTGTAATAACCAAGTGCTTTAGCCATTTTGTATATTCCTCATTTCTCATATTGATAAAATAAAAAGCAGGGCAAGTAATTCCTGCCCTGCCTGTCACCTCGCCATCAGGGCGTGTCTAAGTCAAAGTTAGACGTTTGTTGCGTAGCAGCCAGCGCAGCCGCCACAGAACGGGGACTGACCCGCGCTGTAAGCGTAGCTCATGGGGTACTTCACAACGCCAACCATCTGGGAAGCGAGTTCCAGAGCACTGATTTTAGCAGCTTGCTCTTGAATCTGGCGCTCAAGGCCAGCCTTTTCCAGAGCCGCGAACTTGTCATCAATGTTCTTGTTGATGGCGGCGGTGTTGATAGCACCGTTGTAGTTTACGCTGTCAATGCCACGCTGGGTAGTGCAGCAGCACTGCGACAGCTGGGAAGCGAGAGCCGCGGCGTTGTTGCTTGCTTGCAGCTGCAAGTTAGCTTGGCCGAGCGCGACATCCTTTCCCAGACCTGCGATGTTGCCCTGCATATCGTAGCCAAGGCTACAAATGCCGTTGCCGATGTTGGTCAGGCGGTCATTGATTTGACCAAAGTGCTGACCGAACAGAATGTCCTGCTGGGAAGCCGCAGTTGCGTACTTACCGAGTTCGCCGTTGTTGTAACGACCACCCCAGCCGCCGCCCATGAAGCCAAAGAACAGCAGAATCAGCACCAGCCAAGAAATGCCATCGCCACCGAAACCAGTGTTGCCACGGGTCAGAGCGGCAATATCAGCAGGGGACATCATGCCAGAATCTTCCATTGCCATGAGAAGTTCCACCTTTCATAAAATTGTATATTTGAGAAAAGCAATATTGCGCACTACTGCTTAACTGCTAGTTAAAGGAAGCTCTTTACTTGCGGATAAATCTGTTCAGCCATCTTTTTCGCTTGGTCTACTTGCTGTTGGCTGAATCTGCCGGTCTTTACAAGTTCATCAACCACAGCACTCGGATTCCGAGAACCAACCATCTGCTTCACTTGGCCGAGCATCTGAATCATTTGCATCGGGTCACTTTGCAGATTTGGTGTTGACGCGGCGTTCGCCTGTTGGAACAGAGAAGTCAGAGGATTCATTCTTCACATCTCCTTTAATATTCAATAATTCATTAAGTCGTTCGTCTACAATCTGACGGATTCTACTTTCGTCCAGTTGCTTACAATCTGTAAGCGGCTCTCCCGATGTTTCGGAGAACTTGAACTTCTTGAATGTGACAGCGCCAGAAACATCGCAGGACTTCACATAGAAGTACGGATTATTGTTGTCCATGAACCAAGCTGTTTGATTTGGCTGAACGATGCGATTTCTCGCATCTTCCTCACTGGAAACAAAAATCCAAGGCATTGAGCCGTAACCCTGATTTAGGCCGTCTGGGGCGTTCTGTGCCTTAGGCATAAAACTATTCGTCTGCGGTTGATAAAGCTGTTGTGGAGCTTGCCAGCCGCCATACGGCTGATTGTAGCCCATAGGTGAGCCATACATAGGCATCTGCACTGTCTAACACCTCATTTCTGATTCAATTATAAAAAGAAAAAGCCCTATCGAGAAGTCCCGATAAGGCTTTTATTTGTCTATTATTCAGATGTGTTTGAACAGTTGTTCTTCGGCTTTATAGGTGATAACTTTGATTCGCTGGACGGAGTAGCCAAATTCTTCTGAAAGCTGGTCAAATGTCCGCTCATCAATCAGGCGGCGTTTCAGAACGGCTCTCGGCGTTTCTCCTCTTACCCACAAATCAATCAATTCGGATAACTCTCTGTTGGAAATATCCTCACTTACCACTCTTTTTGCCATTGCTTTGATTCTTTCTAACGCGGGTTCTTGTCTTAGTCCGCGTTGTTGTGGTAACTGTCTTAATGCGTACTCTCTGCTTTGCCATTGTTAATCACCACCTGCCGTAACATCAAGGCTTGCATCGCCATTAGCGGTTTCTTGTGTTGCGTCAACTGTTTGCGTTGTAGTGGTTGTTACTGTTTCCGATGCCTACACTTGGAACTGTGCTTCATAAAACAGCCACGCAACATTTGTTGCAACAAGCAGAACGATAAGCAGAACAATAATCGAAAAGTATCGCTTCTCGCGCTTCTCGTGACGCATTTCGCAAGATTCAAACACAAACTGTGAAATGTAATTATCTGTCCCGCTGGTAGGGTCTTTCACCATGTCCAGCTTTGTATCAACGTCCATTGGATTCACACCTTAATCATCAAACAGTTTGTCCTTGATTTCTTCAAGGTTTTTTCGGATTTCGGGAAGCTCTTTTGAAAGGGTTTCAATTATGCCGTATAGCTTATCCTCGCGTTCCTTGGAAGTCTTAACGACCCACCAAATCAGGATGAAAAACGACACGATAACGCAGCCAAGAACGCCGTAGTTCATGTAAACGTTTTGGGCAACTTCTGTCGGCATAAGTCACACCTCGCTCAACTCTGCATTGTCGTAGCCGAGAGACTTTAACTTGAACTTAAAGTTCTCTGCGTTTTCGCGGCTTGCGAATCGAACAAAGACTTGATACTCTTTCGCTTGAGGAATATCTTCTACCGGCACAACTTCGTCAGGAACTACGTCAGTAGAAACAGCAATCGGCTCTGCATCACCGATTTGCCTTTGACTTGCAATTTCTGCTTTCTTAGTGCGCATCTTCAAACACCCCTATTATTTATTAGAGGACTTGAAAATGCCCTCATACAGCGCAACAGCTGTTGCGCCAGAGCCAATACCCATTGCGCACGCGGTAAACGCATCCGTGGCAGGGTAAATAGCCGGGTAAACAACCCAAGCAGCAATGCTAAGAATTGCGCCAGCAACCATGCAGATTACAGGAATCCACTTATTGTCTGCCGAGGTCTTTGTCTTGTACGCATAAGCGATAAGCTCAACAATGGCGGTAATAGATGCCATCGAAGCAACATTCATGAAAATATCCACCTTGTATCACCTCTTTTTATTGTAGTGTAGCATACCAGCTCGAAGTTGTCAAGCGTCATTTTTAATCTGCTCATTCGTTTCGGCATTTTCCGAGGTTACGTCAGATGCAGCGTCAAGCGCATCGTAGTATTCCTGTGCCAGCGTCTCCACCTCGGCAATGTCATCTTCGGTCAGCAGGCCGTTGTCGAGGTGCGTATACGCTTTATCCAGCCAGAACGCAACGTCCCGTCCCGCTGCAATCTCTCGCTTGATGCTACGCAGCGTTAAATCGTGCCGCGCTTTACTCTTGATAGCCATTTTATTACTCCTTTCAGTTGATAGAAGCAACCGCTGCTTCCAAATCCTCAATGCGTTTAATGGGGTCTGCGCGTCCCGTCACAGTCGTGCTGTCGGCATCGGTCAGCACGGTATTCAGTCCTGCAAGCGCGGGCAACGCCTGTGCGCCTGTCGCGGTAAACGGCACCGGCTCTGCCAGCTTGTAAGCAATTTGGACAGGTGTTCCCGCGGCGTTCTGGGCGGCAAGATAGGATGAAAACGCACTTGTGTCCGTAAACATATTTGTATAAATACGGATAATTGCTATTCCAGTAAAGCTAACGTTGCTAAAGTGCGAACATATCTTTGCAATCGGTGTTTTATCAAAGGAATATTTAGTCGTGTAAAAAAATTGCCCTGTACCACCAGCATCAAATACTAGCCAATTCTCTGTACCATCAAAGGATATGGCTTGCCACGTCTCCTGCCCCTCACCGCTCACCGCGTCCACCTCACCGCCATAAACGGTTTCAGGCAGGGTCAGGGTGTTGGTCTGGCCGATGTATGGTGTGTAGGTGGTAGGGGCGGTGGTGCCAGCATAAATTCCAAAGTCGTATGCCACAAAACTGCCAGATTTGATGTTTTGCGCATAAAACGTAATACTCCCGCTTGCTAGCTTTGGCATGGTTACAGTAAGCGTTTTTGTCTTTTTCCCATTCTTCGTTAGCTCATCGTTTGCATCATAAAACCAGCACTGCAGCGGGTATACTTCTGTGCCGTCGGCAAGTGTTCCGTGGCATTCAAAGCCCATCCTTTTTCGCCATTCATCTTCAACATCATCATAAAAAACAATATTTTTCGTTTCTACGGAAAAAGTTAATGTTAATTTCTGCCCAGCGCAAGCCTTTGATAGGAGCAGCAAATCATCGGATGTCGTAAGCTGCTGTTTATAAATGTTTTCAATACGTTCTCCGAATGGCAGCAGATTCTCCCCGCACCGTTCCACTTTCACCGCATCCCGCCCGGAAATAGGCCGGATGTTCTCGGGGCTTGGTGTTCCGCTTCCCTCTTGCGCGGGTTCCCACTTCGCTTTTATGCCAAGCGGATACCCAGCCACGGGATAACACACAACAGGGTTGCCGCTTTCTTCCAGTGGCGGGCAGAGCATATCAATGATGTGCTTGCTGCTCCACGGCTTGTCCTCGATGCTGCTGTCATCGGGAGTTATGTTCGCCACCTGCTGTTTCAGCGTAGCAATATCATTCACTGCTGTCGTGTAATCTTCTGGCAAGCTATCGGCAACGTCCTGTGCCTTTTTCGCACTTGCGGCAGCGTTTACCTCGCTGGTTGCCGCTGCCGTTTTACTTTCCAGTGCTGCCTGTGCGGATTCCGACGCAGCTTGTTCACTCGCCTTTGCTGCTTTTTCACTTTTAGCAGCTTTTAATTCCGATGTTTCTGCCGCCCGTTCACTTCCCGCAGCAGCGCTTGCAGAGTTTTCCGCTGCATTAGCTGAACCTGCCGCAGCTTCGGCGCTGCCCGCTGCCGCAACTTTGGCATCGAATGCGGTTTTAGCATCTATTGCCGCGCTCTGCTGGCTTTTCGACGCAGCGTCGGCGCTTGCTGCTGCCACACTCTGGCTTTCTGCGGCATTTTTTGCACTCTGCTGTGCGGCTAGTGCGCTTTTATGTGCATTTTCTGCGTTCAGTGCGCTGCCACCTGCCGCGTCTGTAGCGATACCTGCTGAACGTTCTGCTTCTTCGGCGGCGTTACTTGCTGCAATGCCCGCCTGTGTGGCACGCTCTGCGGCTTCCTGCGCAGCTGTTTTACTTTCTGCTGCGTTCTTTTCACTCAAAGCCGCAGCTGTTGCCGCCCGTACAGCTTCTTCCTTGTATGGCTTTACAGTGTCTGCCGCATCTTTCGCTGCGTTTTTGGCGCTCTGCTCTGCGTTCTTGGCGGCGGTTTGTGCGTCCTTACTTAGAGTTAAAACTTGTTGCAGCAGGTCGGGCGTAGGCTCTGCTGGTTCTGTACCGCTTGCATTTGAGTGTTTCCTTACGATGTACTCACAATCGGCAGAAATGCGCTGTACTCCGTCTGCAAGACCTACAAACACAATCGTTCCAACGCCGTACAAGTCAGCAGTAGCTTCCTTCGGAACTTTAATAACGCCGGTAACGGAATCAACAACAACTTGAACAGGCTTTTTGTTTGGGGGATTAAATGTCGCTATTACGCTCAAATTCTCCCAATCCGGCGCTTTAACAATTTTAAGTTGTTCTTCTCCATAGCTATCAAATGTACCGAGTTCCAGCTTTTTACCGTTCTCTGTTGTGGCATTGTAGCCATTAAGTTTTATAACGTGCATCTTATTCCACCCACTCGGATTTATAGAGGTTTTTCTCCGCAAGGCCAAGCTCCTTGCAGAGACTATAAATTTTATCAGCGTCGCCCTGCGAAACCGGCCCGACAGAGATTAGCTGTAACTTGGACTTAGGTTCATCAACTTCTTTGTTAGCAGTTCTCATTTCACGCAATGCGGCGGTAACGGTAAGTGCCGATGTAGGGCTGCATATTGTTGTGTGGCTGACCTCCACCCTCTGGACGGGTCGTAAGACTTGTGTTGTCGTACACGTCGAAGGGATGAGTTGGTGCATATTGCGTTGATTGGGCGGCTGAGATGCTAATCGCCCATCCGTGGAGCTGATGCTGATGGGACGGAATCTCTACAATATTCAGTGTATGTTCCTTCTCACCGCCAGTGCTACCCGCATCATACTCTCCGCCAGCACCCACCGTTACCCGGTCAATACCGTACCGTTCCCACGTGCCATAACCAAAATAATTGTGCACTTTTTCTGGCGTGCTTAAATCTGGTGCACCGGAAATTCCAGTTGGGTCAAATTCAAAAATATACCCAATGGGGAGTTCTTGCATCCACACTCCCATAAAATTACCCATTTTCTGTCCCTTCCACAATGGCTTTGTACTGTTCTTTGGTAATCAGCCCTTTCCTGACGGCCTGGGCAACCATGGATTCTGTCCACCAGCCTTTTTTATGCCAAAGTTTAATTTTTTCGTACATTTCAGTTCTCCTCGGGAATCATTGTGCCTGTCATCATTGCAGTGTATGTTACCTGCGCATTAAGTTTTTCGGCGGCATCGCGGCGCGCTTCTTCCTCTTTGGCGGCTTGTTTGGCGGCTTGCTCGAAAGCCTTGGCGGCGGCATCGGCGGCATCTTTTTCTGCCTGTGCCTTTTCTGCAATATCCGCAAGTTCCGCATCAGTGTACGGCACATACCGCTGCACTTCTTCGTACTCGTCCCATGCGTCCCGTGCTGGAGTTGTGATTTCCTGCCGAAGCCCATCTGGGAAATCGGCAGTGACCGTTCTTGTCATTACTTCATACCGCACGGATGCTGATACAGCTTCGTGATGCACCGTGACACGTTTCGCAGTCTCTAACTTGCCGAGCGTCATGTCTGGGTTTTGCAACTCGTGCTCAAGTGTTGCATCGTAAATTTTCATGTTCACACCTCTAAGTACCACGTAACGTCCAAGTCGCAGTCAGGCTTAGTGTCGGCGGTGATTTTTACCGTGATGTTGCTTGCCGTCACTGTAAACTCTGTTGTTCCCCTAGCAATCGTTCCAAGATTGCGGCGCTTCGTGGCATCTGTGTTGGCGTTGCCCGTCTGCGTTGTCAACGGTGGAAGAACGTTTTTAATCGTAAATGTCTCACTGTTGGTGACAGTCTTACTCTGCGTGTACTTGCCGTTTTCCGCCGTCCAGCCATCCACGGTAAATGTAGCAGTGACTGTCTTAAACTGGTCTTTGATACCGTCAATTTTTTCGAGAAGCGCGTCAATCTTTTCACCAGAATATTTTAATTGATAACCTTCGGGCATTTAGTCTCACCACCTCTAATAATAAATAGCGCTGCACCAATAACGAAGCAACAGCTTAATGCTATTACGTTCATTTTACTCTACCCATTCAGATTTGTAAAGCCCTTGTTCTGTTAAACATAGTTCTTTTGCTGTGGCGTAGATTTTATCTGCATCGCCTTGTGAAACAGGGCCAATGGTAATCATCTGTAACTTGGACTTTGGCTCGTTTACTTCTGGGATGTCGTTCTTTTCTACCTCGACTTCCGAATCATACACGCCGACAGCATTCGCAAAGCCGATGTATTTTGTAGGGTCAAGACCTTTGCCGGTGGCAGATGCGCGAACCTCAAAGTGGCAATGCTTGAAAGGCGGGTTTGCGAGTGCTGCATTGCCAGTGTTTCCCATAACGGCAATAGGGTCTCCGCTTTTAACTTTCTGCCCAACCTTAACAAGCAGTTTCTCGCAATGGCAAAAATAAAGGTAGTTCACGACATCCGGCGTTTGGTTTGCGTCCAGCTTAACACAGACATAATAGCCCCATTCCCATGTTCTGTTGCGCTTATTCGTGACAATTCTGGCAGTTGTCACAGTACCGGAAATGCTCTTGTCTACATATCGCGGAAAGTGAATAATTGAATCGTCAAGGCCGTCAACATCAGCGCCACCATGCCAGACCTTACCATTTCCTCGCGTATAGCCATAACGCGAGTACGGGAAACGAATTCGATTTCTACCGTCAAAAAGCATGAAAATCACTCCTTTTCTGCTTCTTCAGCTTCTGCTTGTTTGTCCTTCGTGCCTGTGTTCATTTCCAACGTATCTACGTGCAAATTCACTTCTTGGTTGGCTTGCAGGTTTGCGATTTGCTCATTCTTTAACTCTGTGTTAAGTTTCAAAAGAGCATTTTCTACAACCAAGGACTTTACCATAAGCGGCATCGTTGAGTTGTTGAGTACAGAAAACAGGTCTCCTTGCAGATTTATAATTATTTCGTTATCGCTCATAGTATCTCCTTTACCATGCGTCGCCTTGGTGGGCAGTCAACAGGTATTCCCAAGTGGGAGTTCCCTCTGAGTTTGTGTAGTTTACACGGGACAAAGCAACGTTGTGTCCGTCAATTCTTAAACGCTTGCATTCCAGATAGCCCAAAGCATTAACACCGCCGATTGACACATGACCCTCACCGTTTGAATCTGCACGAACATCAAAGAATTTTGTATGTGTGCCACCAGTGTACATTTCAAAGTGAGAACCGGCGCTATCATTATATAGGTCAATACGGTTGTCGTTATAGCCATCGTTGCCGTAAATTCTGATGTGACCAAGAATGTAAGAACCGCCTGTGCCGTCAGAGTAAATTTTTACGGCAGGGCTATACGAACCGCCAGAGACCATCTGAGACAATGTTATTTCGCCATTACCGATAACAGCTTCGCTGTATGTTGTTTTTGAAGTTAGCGTACCAGTGATACGTACAGTGCCGTCTTGTGCTAATTTGAAGTTATCAGAATCAACAACAAGTGTATCTCCCTTGAACGTGATTGTTCCAGATTCAATCGCAACGGATGACGAGTCAAGTGCGAACTTAGAGCGAACATTTCCATCTGTAACGGCTGTCAATTCAAACGCTTCAAAAGTTTGTTTTAGTTGCGTGTATTGTTGCGCTGTTTGTTCAGCCTTTACGGTAAGGCCATCAACTGTTGCAGAGATTTTAAGAATCTTTTGCTTCGAGTTGTATTTGACGTTATTCACAGCAGTAGTCGTGTTGCGATTAGCGTTACCAACGCTCTCAAAAGTGCATTTGCCGCCACTGTGCTTTACGCTTGTAATCCAAGTGTCGAACTCATTTTTGCCGTCACTTACGGTTACAATGTCGCCAACCTTGATTTCAAGTGTCTCCGGTGTCTGAATATTTGAACAGGGAACATAGGTAATGTTATTCAGACCATCGTACAGATTCTTAACATACGGACGTAGTGCCGCATCGGAAGTTGTTGAAAGAAGCTGATTACCTTGAATGACAAGCGCGTTAGTGCCTTGCTCGTCAGCAGGATAAACAACGCCGACATCATCATCAGATTGCCTAACTTGTACTTTATCAATAGCCTTTACAACGAAGTCTGAGAAAGTCAACTGATTCGCAAAGTAAGGGATTCCATCGGGCGCGTCGCTACCTGATTTTGCGGAAATAAGCACACGATGAGCATTGTCTTGCAGACTTCTCTTAACTACATCAAACAGATAGAAAGAGATTGCACCAGCGCTAGTGCTCTTTTGGGGAGAAATGGTTACTCTCTCGTTTTTCTTGTACCAATCAAAGAAAAGTTTACCATTAGCATCTGCATTGCAGAAGCAGCCGGACGCAGAGCATACCATCTTCATCAGGTCTCTAGCCTTAACGCCAGAACCGGTGAACTTCTGAACTTGGTAGTCCTTGTTAAGACGAGGTTCGTTTGCAAGCTCCAACTCGCACTTAGCGGCGAGCGCTGCTGCAAATTCTTTAATTGTGATAGGGAAAGTAAGAGCGTTGAGCCATTCCGAAACATCAACATCAAGTAGCGTGACGTTATCGTAGGCAGTCACTTTATACTTGTTTGAGCCTGTCTTTTCCGGCTTGTCGCACGTGAAAACGCCAATTTTTGTTTCTATGCCAATGTCGTTATCATCCTTGTAAACCTTGTAATATGTCAGTACCGTTCCTTGTGTTACGCTAAGAGCGCTGTCGGAATTGACCCAAAACTCAATCTCAACAGCGCTCGCGCACACAGAACCGGGTGCGATGTCACTGTCAGAGTTTGATGAAGTAGTCCAGTCAACGCCAACAATGTTGCTTTGAAGCGCTGTTCCGTCCGCTAAAACAAACTTATCTTGAAACATCTAAAACACCACCGTTCTTGTTATTCTTATTTTACGCTCCTGTGCCGATAATGTCAAACTTAAAATCCCTATACAGACCATTGTAAAAATATGTGCTGTAAGAAGAACCGCTTGAAGTGGAGCAATATGCTTCAAACGTCTCCAAAGTTCCGTTCTCTTTCGGGCAAGTAAATTGGAACGTCTTGCCTTGAACAAGGTTATTCATATAAGCTAACTGCTCTTTAGTAACAGCCTTGTAAGAGAACTTCGCTTTAGGGATTCTCCGTTTGACCCACTCGATGTGCATAACCCCATCTTGTGTGCGGCCAGACCCCTCTGCGGCAATGGAGTTCCATTCCATCTGAATGCCGCCGTCAGCATCAGGCTCATATAGGGGCGTTCCATCAACGAAAAATTGCGTTGACAGTGGTCTGTCAAGCGGACTTGCCATTGTTATGCACCCCCATTGATTACTGCTTGCTTGCGATTGTATCTGGAAGCCGCCTTGCCAATCACATCATCGCCAATGCTAACTTCGAGTTGATTGTCATTGATTGCTTGCACGACGGCCATGCACCCTTGCCAGAACACATCTGCAAGGCTCGCATTTGCATTCATTTGTGCTTGCGTGAAAGAACCCATGTCGTTGCCAAACTGCCCGGAAACGCTGTCTACGCCGAGCATAGGTACTGTCATTGCAGACTTCATGCCGGAAGCAAGGTTATTAACACTAGAATATACCAAGTCTGCGTTAGTGTCAATACCATTTGCAAGACCGCGCATAAAATCAGGCATCCATTTCTCGTAATCGCGAAGAACGCCCTCGTCAGGACGCGAGAAGTGAAGAACGGATGCAATACCTTGAGCAACTGCGTCAGCGGCGCTCTTAGCCAATTCCTTTGCCCTTCTGATACCGTCAGACAAGCCCTGTACAAAGTCAGAACCCCAGCCTTTGGCGGTTTCTTTCATCTTGGAAAGGTCGAGCGCTTCCTTGACTTTTCTAATTGCGCTACGGACTTTTTCAATAAATCCGTTAATGCCATTAGTCAGGCCTTGGACAATGTTTTCGCCAAAGACCTTAAAGACAGTGGACGGAGAATGGATTCCGAAAATGTCCTTAAACCAGTCGATGACGCTATTCCACTTTTCTTTCCACCACTGCTTAAATCCAGCCCAAGCATCTTGAATTCCTTGAATAATGCCGGGAATAATCTCTTGCGCCCACTGAATGATGCCATCAACGAAGTTTCTAAATTCCTCGTTTTCGTCATACAGCTTGACGAAAATGGCAATAAGCGCAGCGATTGCGGCGATAACCAAACCAACCGGGTTCGTAAGAACGCCGATAACTACTGTAACGGCAGAAATAGCAACTTTAGCTGCTGCGATTGCGGCAATAACTGCGGCAATTACGCCAGCGACATAGCCAATTTTCTCCGAAATCTTAGAAATTGTATCGCCGTGCTCGTCGATGAAGCCAAAAACATCTTGAATTTTGTCATAAACAGGGCCAAGTGCTTCTCTTATAAACTTGTAAATCACAGTTGCAGCGTCAGAGAATCCTTGAATAAAACCGCTTGCGAACGGAGCGATAATATTGTTAATGACGATTGATAGGTCGTTCATAGTATCTTCAAGCAACGTCAACGCATCATTGAACAGCAGTGCGCCAATGCGGCCCTCTCCGAAGAAGTTTTCAAAGAACGATGCATCAGCAGTTTTTGCAAGATTGCCGATAGATTGCCATAGGTTACTTGCGGCAGACTTCAAACCTTCGGAGTGTTCATCCCATATTGCACGCATCCTGTCTAGTGCCGCACGGAACGGTTCAACAAGGTCGTTCATGCTGGATTCAACTTCTGCACGCTCCCACATCGCAGATGGGTCAACGCCAAGAGTAGCGCCAGCGCCGCCGCCTTGCGAACTTTGCACAACTTCGAGTTCGTCAAACCCAGCAAGAAACGCTTTTTGAGCTTTGCTGCCAGATTTCAGAGAGTTCGCGTAGTTGACATTGTTCTTAATTGCCTTGTTATAGAACGAACGGCCAGTTAGCGCGGAAAGGAAGTGCGAAAGCATATTAAATGCGTTCGCGATAGCAGATGCAAGCATATTAAATGCGGGAGTTAATGCGGAGATGATGGGTTCTACCGCCGCCATAATTGCATTACGCGCAAACAGCAAGTTTGATGCAATGGACGAAATGTTGTCATTGAAGCTGGCAATAGCACCAGTTGCACCTGTGTCAAACTGCTCCGACCAAATGGCCATTGCGTTTGCGGATTCTTTCGCAGCGTTTGTGATTGACTTAATTACGCCGCGAACTATACGATAAAATGTGATATTTTTGACAGAACGAACCAGTTGTGCAAGAAATGTATTGTTCTCTTTTGTTGCCTTTTTTACTGGCTCGTCCATATCTCCAACTGAATCATTTGCTTCTTCTTGCGAATCGTAAAAATCCTCTAGTTTCTGTTTTGCAACTTCAAGTTGAACGCCGTAAGAAGCGAGCTTTTGCTGTGCCTGTGATAGCGCTAACTGCTTTTTAGCTAAAGCAATAGTGCTCCTATCCATAGCGGCATCATCGTCATCATCAATTTCATCTTGCAGATATTCCAAGCGTTCTATTTCTGCTGCGAGGATGTTGATTTTTGCAGCTTGATTTTCAAATGCAGCGCTTGCGCTTGCAACCGCGCTTTGAAGTCTTGCTTCCTGAGAATCGAATTCATCAAGTCCGAGACCGTCTAACGCTGCGTGAGCGGCTTCTGCTTGCTCCGCGATTGACGATGCAATGTTTCCTTGGGAAGTTGCATTTAGCGTGTCTTGTAGTGTTCTGCTTGTATCTCTAAGAGAATCCATAAGTTCTGATAGAGCATTTATAGCACCTCTAGCATCGGAGTTAATTTCAAAACCGAGGTCATCAGCCATTTATCTCACCACTTTCCCGTTTATGTTTTTCTTTAATCATCTTGTTCCACTCCAAAGACCAAGCATAGAATTTAGCGGCATCCGCGTTCATTCTAGCTGTTTTTTCTTGCTCTGGTTTGGAAGTCAAATTCAATTCTGTGGGCTTGTCTGGATATGCCGTCTTGCCAAAAGAAGCACCGAGGGCGCGAAGAACATACGCTCCGTTAAGCCATGCGGAGACATTGTTCGTTTCAAGCGTCAGGTCGGTTTTTATCTTGAAAGCGTCATAAAATGGTTGCAGCAAAAAGGGGTTGAGCGACCAGAATGTGTCATACCCAACCCCCATTGCCAATGCTTGCGGTAGCCACCCTTTATAGATGGCATCGCGCATATTTTTGTATTTTACGCTTTCTTTGCGGGAACTTTCTGCACAGTTGCTTTCCCCGCGTCCGCTTTCTTGGCGAGAGCGCGAAAAAAACCGCTTTTCTCCATTGATTCAGTCATAACACTGACAAGTTCCTTGAGGTCGTTCCCTTCCTCGACGTACTTCTCAATGTCAGCACCAGCTTCCTCAACAGTCTCGTCCAGAGCCAGCGCAACGAAAGCGCGAAGCGTAGACAGAGTTTTGCCGCTTGAGCCAAGGTCGATGCCCATGTCCTCAAGTGCGCAAACATGATTGAATGTGACTTCCATTACGGAAAAGTCTTTGCCGTTAATTTTCATAATTGCTCTCCTTTAACTATGAGTTAGGCTTTATAGTTTTGCGCTCCCACCTCGCCCAATGAAGGGCGCAAGGCACGGAGCAGGGGAACTTCCCCATACTCCGCAGGAGAGCGCCTTGCTGTTAGTTAAGCAGACGGTTTCTCGGTTTTGACCTCGGAATCGCAAGTGACGATAATCTTAGCTTCCACAGCTGCGCCAGTGCCAGCACCGGAGACATAAGTGGAAACCTGACCGGAGAAGTAGAAAGAACCCTCACCGCCAGCGCCGTCATTGCCGAAGTCCAGTTCAAAGAAATGCTTTGCATTATCATCGAGAGCCTTGACCTTTGTGAAGTCAGCCTTAGTGTAGTTGTAAGTAAACTCAAAACTACCAGTGTCTTGCAGACCTTGAATGTACCGCTTCATCTTGTCACTAAGAGTAGTGACTTCGATAGTGTCAGGGGCAGAGCCAAGGTCGGGAAAATCCTTGATGTCAACCAGCTTGGTATAAGCGCCAGCGGCTGTATCAGAGGTCTTGAGAATTACATTATAGCTTGAAATAGCCATTTAATTTTACCCCCTGTAAGTTGTGTCTGTTTCAGTGTTAATGATGGCAGTAAAACGCATAACTACCCGTTGATATTTCTGCGTCTTATCGCCCATGTTTGGGTCATGGGAATCCATTTGAAACCCTAGTTCCTGCATTGCGTTGGCTGCAAGATTTGCGATAGAAGCGGCGCTTTCTCGGTCATTCTCGCCTTGCGTGTATACATTCACATCAAAAGCATAACGTACATGATGCCAACCAGCAGAATCATAAGTCGAACTTAGCGCACTGGCATCCGTCTGTGTGACGATAACGGCAGGGTAATGTGTGTCGCCAGTGTTTGCACCGGCATAAACCCGAATACCGCTAACTTCGCCTTTCAGCTTCGAGAGAAGATACTTACGAATATCAATTTCATAATTCTTAATATCCACATTACTTCTCCTTTAGCTGGATTCCATGTTGCGCGAAAGATGTGCGAACCCATGTAGGCATATTTTTCTTGACTTCTTGAACAGTCAGGTACATAGGTGCTTGAGCCTTTTGGCCGCAAGTGAAAATGTGCTTTTGGCCTGTTTTGGGGTCTGTGTATGGCATATCTCCGGGTGGAATCCACTGCCCGTAAGGAACGTGCAATATTTTTCCGTTCTTCATGGTAATATATTCATCATTACCGGAATGTTTACCGGAATTGTAATTCCAAGTACCGCCCTCTGGGTCTGGATTTCCACCGGGAAATGTGCCAACACCGTTAAGGCCAGTGCCATACTCAGCAAACTTTGCGTTGATGTCGTGATTGTAAATTCGTGCGCGGTAACTCTTACCAGTTGACTGCCACTCAACATCCACGCCATCTGCGTCTGCAAGTCTGCCGGAGTATTCAGCTTTAGCACGTTCTACAACATAATCATGCGCGGATTCAGTGTATTTCTGAATATCCTTTGCCATGATGTCATATTGTTTAACAAGCTCTTTTATGCCCTTTGTTCCGAGCCATACTCGCCTTACACTAGGCATTGGAATCACCTATGCTTCAAACCGATTCTGACTTGATTTATGCTATCCGCAACTCTGTCAACAATCAAGTTAGCAGAACCGTCCTGCGGTGTCTTATTGTGCCATACAAGAGTTTTCCCCTCTACAAAGTTCAATAATTCAAACTCTTTGCAAGTCACAGTTATGACATAATCATAACCAAGCCACATGCCGTTTTCTGTTCCGTATGCGTAGCCTGTTGGCGCAGAGATGTTGAGCATGGCGTGAATCGGGTCGCTGTATGTTAATACATCGTTGCCCGTTTCATCTTCGCCAGACACAACAGGATTGGAGAACCAGACGCTACGCTTGTTCTTTTCAAGACTGCGCATCTGTTTTCACCGTAGGAACGCCGCAAAAGGTCACAACGTTGTTTCTGATGAAGTCCTCGATACTTTCATAAGTACGATGAACTCCGTTCTCGATGTGCTCTTTCTCGCCTTCCGCACCTCTCAAGTTGTACATACGCTCCGCAACTTCTAGTTGCAGGAAACCGTATCGGGGCGGCAATCCAACGCCGGATGTGTCCTTGTACGGATACACCGCCCCTACAATTCTATCACTAGCTCGAGTGAGCAACAGAATCAGGAGTTCATCTTCGTCTGTGCCATCAATGCCGAGCATGATTTTCAACTGTTGAAGTTTTTCTTCCATAACTCTGTTCTTACTCCTTAATACCAACTTAGATTAGCCGTTAGAGACAATCTTAGCCAGCTTGATATTCTTTGCGTCCCAAACCTTAGTCCAGTTAGCGGCAGTGCCAAGTTCGGTGCGGGTGGGAGAGTTCTTGGCAATCTTGGTTGTGTCAATAGACATACCAAGCGGATGCAGAGCCATACCCCACTTGCTGTACAGCTTGTTCACGCCGCCCTTGCTCTCGGGGTCGTAATCGACATAGTTCGGACGGTCAATGCGGACATTCCGAGCAGTAGCGATAGCGCCCTCACCAAGCAGGTAGGTGTTGTATGTGGTCAGGCCGTCCTTAGTGCCAGTTGTCAGACTGTCATCGACCATAACCAGATACTTGTTCAGCAGAAGACCGAACTGAACGCCACGGCTATAAGCGCCTGGGGTGGTAGCAATGTTGTTGACCAGTTGCAGTTTCAGCAGGTTAGTGTACACGCGAGAGTGCATAGCAACCATGGTCAGGTCATCGAAGTTGTCACCCAGAGCTTCCTGCGCAGCATCAAGGAAAGTATCGCCGGACAGGCGGTTCTCGGCAGTGGCAGTGGCAGTGGTCTGGCTACCCTTGCTCGCGGAAATGTCCTTGACGTGAGTGTTCATGCCGGAAACGCCCAGAACACCGTCAACAATGGACAGCAACTCTTTCTGGTTGTTCTTCTGCTGGTAGTAAGCAACCTTACGAGCAACATCGCCCAGAGGGTCAGCGCCGGTCAGCTCACGAGTAAAGTCTTGGTCTTTCCAAGCGGCCATTCGGCGGAAAGCCATGCCGGTCTGCTTGTTAGCAGAAACCTCAACAGGGGTGTTGTCAGTCTCGCCGTCATAGTTCTTAGCATCGCCAGACAGGGGCGCGTAGTTAGGAACGGTGAAAACGTTGTTTTTGTCGGTCAGAACTGCGGAAATGTCGGGAGACACGCGCAGAACGCCAGAATTGATAATTGAAGTGTGTACGGGGTCTACCTCTTGGATGTAATCAGTGAAAACATCGGGGTCGAAGTAGAAGCCACCAAAAGTACCGGTAACAGCCATTGTCTGATTCCTCTCTTTAACTTAGATTTAGAAGTGTTTCGCCAATTTCGCGGATTCGGCTTTGTACAGTTCCGGGTTTTTCTGTTTAAGCTCCATCCGTTCCTGCATGGTCATCTTGGAGAACTCTTTCTGACCATCGCCAGAACCGCCACCAGAGGGTTGTTTCATGCCTTGCATGAGTTCCTGCCGAATTTGAGTTGTGATGCTCTCCTTCTCGGCGTTGTAGGTGTCGATGATGGTTTGAGCGCCAGCCATCGCATCTTCATCTTCCATGTCGGAGAACTTGTCAATCAGCTTGGAATACCCATCTGCTTTAATGCCGTTCTTCGCAAGTTCAGATTCAATCTTACTCTTGCGCCGGTCTTTCATGAGCGCTGCGTTTTGTGCCTTGATAGCGGCAATGTCAGCGGCTTGCTTCTCTGCATCAGTCATTTTGTTCTGTTTCAGTTGGTCTAGTTCAGATACAGCGTTCTGATACTTGCCAGCGTCAACATACTTGCCAGTGCCGAGGTCTGCCAGCTTAATGCCCTTTTGTTGAAGCGCGGTTTCAAGTTGCTCTTTGGTCATGCTCTCTGCGTCGCCAAAGATTGCGGTAAAGTCAAATGCCATAAGAGTTTTCCTTTCCACTGTTTAAACGTGTTGTGAATCCACAGTCTCTTGCAGTTAAGCGCCAGCAAGATAGGCGAAATATATTAAATCAGAATTACTCTGACTTAGCCTTGTTGATTGCATCGTTCTGTGCGTTGTTGTCGCCAGAAGTTGTCGTATCATTGGCTTTAGCATTTCGCTGTGCGTTCTTTGCGCTGTCAGCGTCCTGCTTCTTATTTGTCATGTCATCAGTTCCGGTACGTTCCTCTTGCTGCGTGTTATCTACTTTCCACTTGGGAATAATAAATTCCTCGCTCATTGCATAAAGGTTCTCCGGGTCGCTGGTGATGTCGCTAAGAGAAATAGCACCAAGCGGGTGTACGCCAGCTTGAAGCAGATTCAAAAGCACTTGGCTCTTGTTCAGCAGATTGTCGGTTCTGTTCCGAGTAAACTTGATGTCAATATCTGCTGTTTCAAGACCTGTAACTTTGAATTGCGGATAGCTTTGCAGAATCTTCAAGGTGACAAGAATGGTTTCGCGCTCGCTCTTGAAGAACATCTTCTCAAAGCTCAATGCGCGGCTCTCTGCATTTGTCCAACCTTGACCGATAATAAGTGCTTGACCAGTGTTACCGCCAGCGGAAGCGCGTCTATCAGGCACACCAGCAATGGCAAGAACCTTGTTGTACATATCCTCGACAAGCGTCTGTGTCTGGTCTTGATTCAGTTCGCTTGTGATAATGTCAACATCCGCAGTGTACTGACCATTTGACTGAACCTTGATAGCGCCAAGTTCTTTCATCGCCTTAAAGGTATCTTCGTCAATGTCGCAGTTAATGAACTTGATGAAGCTCTGCACAAACTGCTCTACACCATCAACGCGGTTTGAAACTGTTTCATTCAGCGCGTCAAGAAGTTCGATAACAGGCTCAAAAGAACCCAATCGTGAAGTGTTAGCGTCATACTCAACAATCGGGTTAATCCCCATAGGATTGGGCGCAACTTCAAATTGGGTTGTCCCACTGACGACAATGTCCATCCAAGATGTTGACTGGTCACTGTCATCAGCAACGGGCATTGAATACGGAAGCGATGTTGTGTACACGTTATCATCCGTATAAGCAACGATTTCAACCGTGTCAATCTGACCAGAACCGTGCTTCCTGTGATAACTGCAACTTAGCAGCTTTGAGTGTTCCATGTTTGTGCTGTACACGCAGAAGGTGTTTCGTGGGTCTAGCACAGATGTGTGGAACGGTGGTGCAGACTTTTCCTTTCTGCGCATCGCAGAAGCGGAAAGCGGGAAAGTAGCCTTGTAGCCAACGCCGCACTCAAAAATCCAGTCAGCAAGCTCCCTGTCTGTATTCGGTTTGTCATCGTTAAGGCAAAGCGTGTTTAGCTTGTTCACCTTGTCCTCGTTGCCGCGTTTGCGCAGCTTAGAGGGCTGTTCTGACGGTTCTTTTTTGTCGGCAGTATAATCTGTCGTCTGAACCCTGTCATCGTTTTTAGCCCTTGCTACATAGGTTACAGGAGAGCCGAAGCAATAGCCTGTCTTAAACTCGACAATCTCATACGCATGATTCTCAACAATTTTATTGTTGATTTCCGGGCGCACTTCCTTTGTACGGTTAAGCACAGGTTGAATGCCTTTTGTATAATTATGCAAATAGTCAATGTCTTGGGCATTGTTAAGGTGAACAGGAATCGCATCAGCCAGAATCCGTGCAACTGCAACAGCGTCAATTTCATCGGGTTCATAAGAAGAATAGATTCTATTTCGGCCTTTGTTAAGCATTAGTTCACCCCCATTTGCTTGTTTACATAATAATTTATTTTCGGCCTACGCGCAACAATCTTGCCATAGTTTGCTCTCGCACTTGAAAAAGTTGCCGTCATAAGTTATAATTAAGCCATAAACATTACAGAAAGGGGTTGACAAAGTGGAAATTAAGCCACTCACGGCCAAAGAATTGACCTTTAAGGGCTACGGCTCAAGCACCACAATTAGCAAGTATGTTGCAATGGGTATGCCAAGACATGGCGTTAGAGGTAACTACTGGTTTATTGAGGAAGAAGTAAAGCAATGGATTCTTTATCGCGGCGAAAAGCTGTTTATAGCCTGTCCGCATTGCGGAAAACTGATTCAAGTTCCTAAAGAGGTGGTTGCAAATGCAAAGACAACAACAGATTAACGACCATAAGCGAATTGCTTCGTTCTCCAAATTGCTGAAAGAGAACCCGAAAGACATTCGCCTTGCGGAAGCATTGCTTTCTGCCTGTGCAAACGCAACCGCAAAAGATGACGGCAGTTATGAAACAAAAACAGTAGAAGCGGAGTACGCCTTTAAGAAAGGCATGGAAGTTTACAACGCCTGTTTGTTCAACGTGGCAAATGCGCGAGGCATTGACGACAAACGTAAGTGGCTTGTCCTAACTAAGAGTTCGCTTCTGTTTTTGGCTCATAAATATTTTGACAGTTTCTTGCTCTACTTGGAGTTTGACCGCAGACCAGACAAGCGCTTTTACGCCCCAAGAAAGAACCAGCTAAAAAAGATTGTTGACGGGTATCAAGACATAGCAGATGGAAAACTAGACCTTTTGACGGTTTCCATGCCGAAAAGATGCGGAAAATCGCAACTTGGTTCGATTTTGTTCTCAATTTGGCGAGCTGGAATGTACCCCGATAAGTCAATTCTGTTGACAGGACAAGGCGACCAGCTTGTAAAATCGTTCTATGACGGTTGTCTTGAAATCATGCAGGACAGGGCAACTTATAATTATTGGGATGTTTTCCCGGGAGCAACCATTGCGAACACTAACGCGGAGTTAAAGTCAATCGACTTAAACTCAAAAAAGCGTTTTCCCACAATAACGTGCCGTTCCATTGACGGCAAACTGACGGGCGCTACGGAAGCAAGCAACTTTCTTTCGATTGACGACCCCGTGAGTGGCTTTGAGGAAGCGAACAACTACGCTCGCCTTGATTTGCTGTGGAACAAAATCCGTGGTGATGTACTCGGCAGACGAAAAGAGGGCGTTCCGATTATTATTATCGGCACTCGGTATTCCATTCATGACCCTATCGGCCATTTGCAAGAAATGGGCAAACAGCTTGGTTGGCGTGTGAAGATTGTCGAAGTGCCAGCACTTGACCCTGTTACAGACGAATCAAACTTCCGTTACAAATACGGCCTTGGTTTCAGCACTGAATATTACAGAAACGAGCGAAAACTAACACTAGAAAGCCAGTGGGCATCTGAATTTCAGCAGCAGCCCATCGAAACCCGTGGCGCTATCTTCCAAAAAGACACGCTTCAATACTATATGGAACTTCCGCAAGGCATTGAACCGGACGCAATTTTGTCCGTCACCGATACGGCTCTTGGTGGCGGTGACTTTACATCAATGCCGGTAGGATATATCTACGGAGAAGATGTTTACATCGAAGATGTTGTTTATAACTCTGCGTTACCAACCGTAGTTGTCCCAGAGATTGCGCAGAAATGCAAAAAACACAAAATATCAATCAATCAGGTAGAATCAAACAACCAAGGCTTGATGATTGCTGAACATATTGAAAAGGAACTGCAAGTAATCGGAGCACACACTTCAATCAGAACGAAGCTAACGACAGCAAACAAGCAGACAAAAATCCTTACGCAGTCAGACTACATCAAGAAACACTTTTTCTTTAAGCATGAGAGTATGTACGAAGCCGGAAGCGAATACGGCGCTGCGATGCGTGAAATGTGGTCATATTCACAGCTTGCAAAGAATAACCATGATGATTTCTGCGACAGTTGCAGTCAGCTGTCAATTTTCGTGCAAACAATAGTTGGATGTAAGGTTACTGCTTTCAAAAGACCTTTCTAAACATATTGACTTTTCCGTTTCCATCTGCTATAATACAGACATAGGCTCTATTCGGAAGTTGCGGGCCGGATAGGCCCGAAAACTGAATAGAGCCTAACAAGAACAGCTATCAAGATGTAACCGCAACTACGTCTTGGTGGCTGTTTTTGTTGTCAAATGGAGATGAATAACAATGATGAAGTTTGTAAACGGTTTGCCGCAAGCAGAACTTGTAGACATGGTTGACGTTATGATTGGCAAAGACAGAAAGCCACACGAAGTTAGAATTGACGCGGCTGACACGCTTATTCTTCAATGGCTTTTGCACTTTTATCCCAGAATGAATAAGAAAAAGGTCAATGATGAAGAATACGCATATATCAGCTACAAAAAAGTCGTTGAAGATTTGCCGATTCTGAACACAACCAAAAGAGCCATCGCCGCAAGATTTAAGAAGATTGAGTTCTTCGGGCTTGTTAAAATGCTTGTGGAGAAAGACGAATTTGGAACTTACACATACATTCATCTGACGGAGAAGTATTTTTCTTTGCTTGAAACAGCAGAGGGGGGTTGTCCCTCGAAGAACAACGGGGTTGTCCCTCGACACGCAACCAAAAATAGTAAGTTAGAAAACAGTAAGATTAGAGCTAATATTTCTCAACAAACCAATTCAAGCGCAAGCGATGCACCAATTCCTGCGGAATCGGTGAGAAATGAAAAACCAAAATCTCTTTGGGATATTAGCAGAGAAATAACAGGGAATGACCCGTTTACTTTTCCCTATCAGCCTACGAGCGATAGCGAGAAAAACAGCGCCGCAGGCATTGTAAAGAATAAGCCGATTGTTAAAAATTTAACAGATATGGATGATAAGGACATCAAATTGTTGAGAGCAGCGCTTCTTGGTAAGGCATACGGCATGGCGATTATGGAAGAAGTTCCGTTTTCGATGCAATGTGGCACAGACCACGGAGTTGCTACTCTCACAATGGAAGGGGCATTTGACTATTGGCTCGACCATGCACTATACCGCGAGAGCGCGAGAGATGCCTATTTAAGCAAGTTTCTTGAAGCATGGAAAAACATCTGCGATAACTGTGCAGACCGTTTTTGGATGCCTGCGCGGGGCGGTGATGGCTATGTGTGGCAGAATGTAATCAAGGGTTATGCAAACAACTGGAATCCGGGTACTCCAAGCGAGCGCCGGGAAGCTAAAGCAAAGGGGATTTTTGAATGAGCACTGAAATTTTTAAGGTAATTTCATTCGCCAGCTTTATGGTATTTTTAAATTGTCTTATTCTCCTGCTCTTGTGCATTACTTTGGGCGTGATTGGTGAAGACGGCGGGTACGGAACGAAATTTTGTGACTTAATGAAAAAATGCGATACGCTGCTGATTGTCATTAGCACGTTTGCTATTATTACAGCTATAAATTGTATAAATTGCGCAATCCTGTACGGCTTGCTTTCATAATCCATAAATTCTGCAACATCTGTCCATTCACACGCTGCGAGAGACGCGGTATAATCATACCAGAGACAGAGAAAGGAGATTTGACATGGACGAACTGCTCAAAAAATGCTATGGCGGACTTTTCAAGGTAGGAGATAAAGTCAGAATAAGGAGAGACATTAAAGATTTAGCTGAATTAAAGAGAGCCGATATTGATAGATATACGATAATATTTCCAAACAAAACTCAAGAATCTCAGAAATCGCTCTATAAAATCAGTTATGGCATGGTTGTGAGTGCTGGTAAAACAGCAGAAGTGACGGAAGTTATTCCAAATCCAAACGGAGCGCCTCTTTTAAGCACTCTGTATAGACTTAAAATCAACGAAAGCTATTCTGAGTGGTGTTGGAAGCACGCGCTGCTTGAAAAAGCGGAAGAAGAAAATTCAAACAATTCTTCCGAAGTCGATGGCGCTAAGTGGGAATTACCGCTGAAAATCGGTCAAAAAGTTTCAATCAGAAAAAATTTAAAAGAAGGAAATTTTGAAAACTTTTACATTTGCGGAACGAGGTTTAGAAGCGCTGGCATTGTATGTGAAATGGAGAAATTTCGCGGCTGCATAGCTACTATTACAGACGTTTTACCAAATGAGGAAATTGTAGGTGGTTGCATTTACTATCTGGCTGTTGATGGAACGGATTGCGGTTGGCAATGGGATATTTCAATGTTTGATGGATTTAACGCTTGGAGAGACAAACAGGAAGCGAATGCAAAGAGAAAGAGTAGGAAAGAATCTTCCCCGTCTTTTCCTCTCAAGGTTGGAGACACGGTAACAGTTAGGCGCGATATTGCGGAAAGGCGCGATAAATATGGCTTCATCTGGTCTACCGCGAATGGCCAAAAAATAAAATCACCTTTAGTAACAAGCAGCATGGTTGGAATGGCGGGTGAAGTTGGTAAAATTACAAAGGTTTATTCTTATGAAGGAGAATATTACGTTGCTTACGAGTTAGCGTTTTCCAATCCAGAGTTTCCAGAGTCTGATAGATTTATTTGGGGTATAAACTGCCTTGAAGAATTTCACGACTATAAGGCTTATGTTGAGGGAAACAGCGGCAAAAAGAAAGCGCCACGGAAGAAATCGGAAGAACGTGGAAAAGATTACTACAGAGATAGTCAAGAAATAATTGACGATGTGACGGGGATTAAAACTGATTTCTTTGCGTATGACTACAAGGGCAGAAAGCGTGTGTTCCCGGATATTGAAGGGCTTATCACTAGGGTTGATGTTACAATCATTTCTGGCGATGAAACAGGTCTGATTTACTTTGTGAAAGACGGCAAAGCAAACCGAATGGCGTTTGATGCAAGCGTTGGAACTCGGTTTATATCCTATGATGACGGAACTTACACTGTTGAAGGCAAGGAAAACATCAAAAAGTGGCTAAGTTGGAGTTATGACAAAGACAAAGCCAAAAATGTAAACTACGCAATTCAGCACATGACAGATTTCTTGGGCGGTGATAAGTAATGCCTTACGCTGACACGGAAAAGAGACTGGCGTACCACAGGAAGTACAACAGAGAAACGCGGGAATGGGCTAAGAAAAACGGGATTTGCGTTGTTTGTTGCAAGCAAAAAGCCGATGAAGGCTATGCTACTTGTTTACAATGCCGTATGGCCGACAGAGAGCGGTCTAAAAAGCCGAGAAATCTATCAGCAGATAAAGTTGCCGAGCAAAAAAACAAACGCGCACAGCGCCGCTTAGACCTCATAGCGCAAGGGATATGCGTGCAATGCGGGAAGCGGAAAACTGGTGAGTATCAGATATGCGACGTTTGTAGAGCAAAAATCAACGCAAGACGTAAGAAAAAGTATAACGAATCAAAAGAAATTCCAATCGTCCTTTACGGAGAGCAAGGAATGTGCGCAAGATGCGGGAAATCTACTTACGCTAACTCAAAGTTGTGCAAGTTCCACTATGATGTTGCTGTACAGAACCTAGGCAAAGCAGAGAACCGCGGTTCTGAAACATACAGAAAAACGAATCAACTATTTTTTAAACGAAAAGGAGCAGACAAATGAAAGTTTTTCTTGATGTTGGCGCATATATGCCGACATACGCTCACGATGCAGACGCGGGAATGGATTTGCGCACACCTGTGGCGTTTATTGTCCCGGCGCATGGCGATTACACAGTTGACACAGGTGTTCATGTGCAGATTCCTGTCGGGAATGTTGGCTTCATCAAGGCAAAGAGCGGCTTGAACATCAATGCTGGTCTGACTGCAACTGGTGTTGTGGATGCGCTCTATAGCGGCAGCATCCGTGTTAAGCTGTACAATCACAGCGATGAGGATTATGTGTTCAGCCGTGGCGACAAAATCACGCAGATGGTTATTCTGCCGATTGCTAAGTTTGACTTAGAGTTAATCGACACACAGGAGTGCTTTGAAAAGTCAGAGCGTGGCAGCAATGGTTTCGGTTCAAGTGGGAGATAAAAATGAACACAAGCGTAGAATACAGGCTGATGCAAGCATCCGTTGATGTTGAGCACATCATTGACGAAGAGCGAAAGGAACTCGTCTTTAGCGCCATGGCCAAATATAACGAAAAGGCAAAAATGGACAAGGAAACAGCAGAGCAGGAGTTTCTTGATGAGGTTCTGCACATCGAGCGCGAATCAATGGAGCAGAAAGAAAGGTTCATGAATATGTTCAATAAAGCTGTGTTTCATAAAGCTGTGAAGCAAGAGAAAAACTGAAAGAAATGGAGAATTAAAGATGAAAGAACTTACGATTACAGCTAAAGACTTTGCAGAGCTTTTTTCTGATGCAGACAAAATGCTCACTTTGCGTGAGGTTGACAACGGGAGAGAGACCGGACGAAAGATGGTTTGCAGGGTAGTTTCCGCGTCAAAGTCTATTGGCGGCAAGGAAGTCAAAAAGGCAGACAACGGTCTGCTGATTCGTCCTAGCTATTATAACCCGGATTCGGCTTACGAGCCGCGCAAGGTCATCAAGGCGTGGGGTCTTGACTGGAATCTCGGCACTGCTCTGAAATACATTGAGCGCCGCGGGAACAAGCAGGGCGAAACAACGCTGAAAGACCTCGAGAAAGCACTCACTTACATTCACTTCGCAGTTGAGGATGAAGAAGAACGCATTGCGTCAGAAAAGGGGGATAAATAATGCAAGTTGAACTTATCGCTTATTCCACGCCAGCAAACGAGAGATACAAGTACAATCCGATGAAAGTTGTTGAGCAGTGTGCAAGCGTGTGCTATGGCAGCGAGCCGGATTTTCACGACTACCGCATTGCCAAGGGATGTGCAAAAACAGGGCACATGAGCGTGTTTGAACACGCATACTTCACGTTTCACGTTTCCGGAATCAGCCGTGCTTGTCTTGCACAATTAACGCGGCATCGTCATTTCAGTTTTTCCGTTCGCAGTCAACGATATTGCGATGATAGCCATTCCGAGCCTGTTTTCCCAATGTCTATATCTATAAACGAAGAACAAGACGGCGTAATTGCTGATGCCTATGATTACGCTTGGGATGCCTATAACTGTCTAATAAAGAGCGGCGCAGCAAAAGAGGACGCACGGATGGTTCTGCCGAACGGTGCGCCAACGGAGCTGTATATGTCTATGAACGCCAGAGCGCTGATTGAAGCAAGCCATTTGCGGCTGTGCAACAGAGCACAAGATGAAATCAGAACGATGTTCGGTAAGATGAAAAAAGAAGTCGAACAAGTTTCTCCCGAAATTGCAGAGATGATGGTTCCTAAGTGCGAGTTAAACAAGAACTATCCGTTCTGCACGGAGCGGAAAGGCTGTGGAAAGCACCCGCCGTTAAGCGAGGTTTACGGCAAGTGCAAGTGCAATGGAAATTGCGAGGTGAAAAATAAATGACACCGATGACGCAGAATGAAAAGATGGCGGAATCGCACTGCGAGTTCACAATGTCAAAGTACGGTTGCGACGAGTGCGCCAAGCATTGTGCTCTAGCGGACATCTGCAAGGCTTGTGACGGTGATTTCAGCCGCAACGTGGGTGAAGATACAATCGCGGCAGACAAGGCCGTGCAAGCGCTGGAAAGGCAGGAAGCGGACAACATTGCAAATTCCGTAATGGTGGAGTATTACAAGAAACAGCTTGAATCCGCAAATGAGGAAATTGCAACACTGAAAGCAATGAACAAGATGCTCACGGAAAGCATCAAGAATCTTACGGCAAAGGGGTGAGTTCATGATTTTCAGAATCCTGTGGTTTGTGTTCATGTACTTGGTTGCCGGAACTGTGATTGCCGGGGTTTGCGTTGCGATTCTCGGTGATGATGCAGACAAATACGAAAACAAGGTTGTTACGTTCGCAATTCTGATTTGGCCTGTTATGCTTGTGATTCTTGTCTTTGGCGTGCTGACCGGAATTGCAATCAGAATCGGCAAAAAATAATAACTTTTGCAACAAAAGTCCATTGCAATACAACATGGAGTGTGCTATAATAAAGACACTCCAACAGATAAGCCATTTGAACGATTGCTTCATCTGGGGACGAACTGCTGTGTGAGTTCCAAGTCTTAAAGCACAGATTTCCTGCTGTTGGGAATACGCTAAAGCCATTAGAGCAAGGCACAACAGATTTTGCCTGTTACGGTTCAATGATTACTTGAATACCAACAGGCATTATATTGCGGGTTAGCCAAGAGGTAAAGGCATCGCACTTTGACTGCGACATTCGTTGGTTCGAATCCAGCACCCGCAACCACCGTATAGTATGGGCTGTGTCCATAGTATGCCTCCTTTTGGCGTGATTGGGTTTGCGATTTTTCCCCGATTACCGACCCGAGATGCTTATTCAGCCGATGGGTTTCAAACAGCAGTCGGCTATTATGGTTTCTTAGTTTAAGCAAAGCAGTTGTCCATGGCAACAGATGATGGTGCAAATCCATCAGAAACCGCCACGAGCCTCGGAAAGGGGCTTTGCATGTCTTTTCTCCTAAAAGTCACAGCTTAAAGTTAAGACCGCAGACTTATAGCAGTTAGGTAACTTGGGCATTGCTTAATTGTGAGTTATAAGCGGTCATTCTTATGCAGAATAAACCCGCGAGGTGCGGGAGCGGTCTTGAAAACCGAGTGTCGCCAAAAGCGATGGGGTTCGCGTCCTCTGTTCTGCGCCATCTAAACAAACTCCGAAAGGGGTTCAAGCAACTGCTGATAACGCATTAGTGGTTGCCCATTTTGCTGGATTAGCTCAACTGGTAGAGTATCTGTTTTGTAATCAGACGGCTCGGGGTTCAAGTCCTCGATTCAGCACCAATGCCTATGATGCTGGTAAATAGGCTAGTGCAAGCGCATTCCGTTCCCAGCTAGGCAACCGCCACGCGCCTACCAACAGTGCGTGCCATGTGGCGGATTCTGTAATACAGGGTGAGCCTTGCCGTGAAAGTCGGCAATACCAACGGTTCCGCTAAGCTCCATTGTGATTGTGGCGAAGATTAAAGCGTGTGCAGGTAAGGGGACACCGCCGTTGAGTTATCCCGCACAGCTAACTTTATGCCGGTGGAGCAAATAGCGTAGATGTCGGCATAATGGACAAGAGCGGCTCGCGCCAAAGCAACTGCGAGTAGTCAGGAGCAAGACCTGCGTGTGGGCTTAATTTGAATTTAGAGGTGCAGATAGTGAACACGAAAACGGTCAATATTCTCGGCACTGATTACAGCGTGATTCTCGCAAATGAGCAGGAAGAACCAAGGTTATGCAACATGGATGGATTTTGCGATGATTCTGCAAAAGAAATCTATGTGGACGACATGGGCAAGGCTGCTAAATCTCCGGACAGCAAGAAAGACCTTAAAGCGTACAGAAACAAAGTTATGCGGCACGAACTCACGCACGCAATGCTTTCTGAAAGCGGTTTACAGTCAGAGTCCGCTTGGGCTATGAATGAAGAAATTGTTGACTGGATTGCCATTCAAGGCCCAAAGCTTATGGAAGTTTGGAGCACCGCTAAATGTCTTTAATCATCAACTGCATCCAAGCAATAGCAGTCGTAATTATTATGATTCTTTGCTTCATTGCGGGCTATGAAGCTGGCAAAAACGATGCCGCTACGCACAACGAATACCGTGAATATCCTATCATTATGGAGCATAATCACGGCGAATAAACTTAGACATTCACTTGGTTTTCCATCATATCCTTTCTCGGAAAAATACCTCTGGCTTCGGCTGGGGGTATTTTTCTTGCAAATAGAACTTGAAATCAGAGCGGAAGTGTGGTATAATGGAGATGCTAACAATCTTAGTTGGAGATTTTTCCAACTCAAAGGCTCTTGCGGATAAAACCGCAGGGGTCTTTTTTTTATTTTTAGCGCGGATTCAAAAACGGCAATAGGGGAGTACCATAAATAGGACTGCAACCAAAGCAGGGGAGTAGCACTAACTTGGAGTTGGGAATGGGAATGGAAAGGGAAGGGCGGGGAATAATATATATAATATATAACTATAAGCAGGGGAGATATATAATAATAA